CACCACATCAGCCTTTGGCTACACTGCCTACGGGGGCGGAGGTGGTGGACGCTGCGGTGGAGCCAGTGGTGCGGGCTCAGGCGGTACAGCATCAGCAGGAACCACTCTGCCCACTGCGGGCCCCAGTCCCTACTATACCAACGGCGTTAACTGTGCGTTTACTACTCCTACTCCCGGGGGCGCTGGAGGCGGGTTCCCTGGTGGTGCCAGTATTAACCGTATCTATACTCGCACTGGGGGTGGTGGTGGATCCAGTGGAGCAGGATTTCCTGCTCCCTATTGTGCACCACAATGCTTTGTGCAGCCGGGCGGACCTTACTGGATTATTCAACCCGGCCTAGGGGGCCCTGGAATTTGCGTTAACTCTTGCCCTAGAATCGGTGGTCCCCTAAATACACTATTTGGTGCAATGAGCAGCCAGGTAGGCAATACTTTTTGCGGTAGGATAGCCGGGGGCGGCACAGGTGGCGTCAGTGGATGTCAGGGTGTAATATTTGTTACCAATACCGGTACCTACGGCGGAGGCAGTGGCGGATATGCCTTGTATGGCTCTGGCGGTATTACTGGCAGTCCTGCCTATACCTGGGGCAGCGGAGGCGGAGGAGGAGGAGTTGGCGGATATTCTGGATCCTTTACCTATCACCCAGGTGGCAACGGCTACAGCGGATTAGTTGTTATCAGATATATAGGAAAATAAAAAAAATTATGAATTTACCACCTGTACAGCATTTTGCACAGCTTGACGATGACAATCTAGTGATCAATGTGATTGTGGCCACTCAAGAGTTTATAGATTCTGGTGCAGTGGGAGATCCCAGCCGATGGGTCGAATGTGCCACCGACGGCAGCATACGCACCTACTATCCAAGAATAGGCGCAGGCGACTACTATGATCCCGAACTAGATGAATTTCGCCCACTGAAACCTTTTCCTAGTTGGATTTGGAATAACTATCCCTATCCGTTATGCAGCTGGGTACCTCCTATAATGTATCCCGGAAATCGAATGAATGGCCGATTCTTTCTTTGGGATGAACCCACAGTGAGTTGGGTTGAACACTTTCCGCTGACAGTTCCTTACCCTGTAAATGATCAGGGATGGATCTACAGATGGAACGAATTGAGCAGTCAATGGGTTTACCACGCTACTCTAGCACCCGGAGAAGTTTGGGTCGAAGGCGACGAACACTGGCATCAAGCGATCGGCACCGATACCAGAGTGATAATAACACCAACTGGTCGACCACTTATTGTTGACTCCACATCTACATAACCATAAATATCTCACAAATACAAGTTGTGTAGATATATAGATGTTTTTCTTTTTTAAAAATACGCCCGTGGTGGTAGATGCATTTACCCACGATCACACACATGCCGAGGGATATCCCATAGCCAAGGCCAGTCAATATATGCCGGAATGGTGGAAATCCCTGCCCACTGAGCTGCCCGACTACAAAGAAGGGTATGCAACAGTTAAATCGGGTACAATGAAACGATGCCGCGGCTTTAGGGATTTCTATGCCAATAGCTTCGTTGTACCACTCTGGAGTGATCTAGCTGTTGAAATGCAGGTGCAAATGGAACAAAAAATTTGGAGGTACAAGTTTGCTGATCAGGTCAGTGAACTGCACGTACACGACGAAGGGCAATTTGCTGGCTTTGTTGATTATCGACACTACCAACAGTTTAAATTCATTTCTCGTTGGAGATTAAAAGAATCTAAAGGTATAAAATTCTTAGTAACCCATCCAACATATAATCTAGGCGACTCGTTGTTTACGTGGCAAGTCATTCCGGGAATGTTGGATTTTAAAAATCAAAATTCCCTTGAAGTTAATACTATATGGCAATACCCTAAGCAGGAAGGCATAGTAAGTTCTACATTAATCGAAGCTGATACTGCTATTGCACAGATTGTTCCGCTAACAGAGCGTACTGTTAAAATAAAAACACACCTTATAAGCCTTGAGGAATATAATCGTAAATTTTTTAGTTTGACTAAATTTAACGGACAATACAAAGAAAACGAAAGAATTAATAATAGAAACCAGAAAAGGTCCTGTCCGTTTCATTAATAATAATAGCGGTTAAAAGTTTAAATAAATATTCATACAATTGTTTTGGAGAAATTTAACATGAATTTATATATCAGATTATCGGAAGGCGGCGATGCTTTTGAACACCCTATTCTAGAAGAGAACTTATTGAGTGCTTTTCCTGGAATTGACCTAAACAATCTCCCTGCAGGGTTTGCTAGGTTTGTTCGAGTGCCTCAACCTAGTCCACAGGAAATGCCTGTTGGACCATTCGAAAAATTAGTTTGTACTTATGAATTAATGGAAGACGGAAAAACCTATACCGACATCTGGACTAAAGAAACATTAAGTCCTAGTGAACAAGAACAGGTTACTCAAGATCAAATTCGCTCAAACAATACATCATTGTCAAATCGTCAACTTTATGCACAATCAATTATTTCCGGCCTGGACGACTCCGTTGCACCTTCTATTAGACTTGCGTGGATTAATTATGTCACTGCATTAGGCACAGTAGACTTTGCAGACCCGTTTAATGTAGATTGGCCCGGCATGCCAGAATTACCAACGCCGACACCTGCACCAACTCCAGCACCGACACCTGCACCAACTCCTGCACCAGAACCAACACCGGCTCCTGTAGTTGACGAAACAAATTCTACCGATTCCTCTAGCTCAGGAAATCAATAACATATATAATAAAACTAACCATTAAAGGATAATATGAACGCCCTCGAAGAAGCAGCTCCAATTGTAGTAGGTACCAATGGTATTGAATTAACTCCACAAACTTTAGAAAGCAGCATCGATGTTGCACCTTCTACTCAACCGCAGAACCAAAATCAATCAGCTGCACAGACCACTGATGCTACTGCTGCTCAACCTGATAACAATCAGCTACAAGTCATGAGCTACTTCCCCAGCGCAGTTTATTCCATTGTTAAACCAGAATTTCTATCTTCGGTAAGAAAGGTATCTACAGAGTTTCTTATGAAGCGTAAGAAAGAACAGCCACGCATGGATCCAATTTATCCATTGTATCAAACTGAGAACATGTTCAATGACCCACGCATCACAGACTTCTGTCAATATGTGGGTGCCACTGCTTGGAACATTCTAAATGGTCAAGGTTTTGCCATGGCTGACAAGAGTGTGTTCTTTATGGAACTATGGTGCCAAGAACACTACAAGCACTCTGCCATGGACGAACATACACACGGATATGGTGCACAGCTAGCAGGTTTCTACTTTCTAGAAACTCCACCAGACTGCTCTAGAATCATTATTCACGATCCACGTCCTGCTAAAAAGCAAATCAACTTGCCCGAAGCTGACATGGCCAAGGTAACCTATGGTAGCAATGCCATTAACTTTACTCCAGAACCTGGATTGTTGTTCTTTGCCAATTCTTGGTTGCCACATCAATTTAGCCGTCACTCTAACAACACCAAACCGATTCGCTTCATTCACTTTACCATTGGCGTAAAGCAAAATGATGCGTCAACTGTCGTGGCTAAAAATGCAGCAGCACCCGCACAACAACAGGCTACTCAACCCGCTGCGCCTAACAACGGACCTATTATTGTTTAATAATCCTTATGAACAAATATCACATTAGATTTAATAAAAGCCGAGGACAACCCGGGCGTGGTACTAAAGATCATGTTTGGCGTGTATTTGAAAATGGAAATGAATATTTGTTCAAACATTTTCGAGTAGAAGGATTAACTGTTACTGATCTAGTTACAGGCGACGGTTATGGAAATGATGATTGGAATTTTTCCTGCGAAGGGTACTTAACTATTGATGCAGAAACATCTACTGCTGTTATTACAGGAACAGCACCTACTAAATAATTAAAATATAGGAAATCATTATGAGTCATTACGCAAAAGTTTTAAATGGAACTGTACAACAAGTTATTGTTGCAGAAGCTGAATTTTTCAACACATTTGTTGATACAAGTCCTGGCCAATGGATACAGACTAGTTATAATACTCGCGGTAATGTACACTATGGTCAAGATGGTCAGCCCGATGGCGGCGTAGCACTTCGCGGCAACTATGCAGGTATTGGCTATATTTACGATTCTGCCAATGATGTATTTTATCCGCCGGCTCCTTTTTCTAATTGGGTATTAAATAATTCTACTTGGACTTGGGAATCTCCAATTCCATATCCCCAAGACGGCAAAATCTACCAATGGAATGAATCCACAGCTAATTGGGTAGAAGTTCAATAATCTTATTGTTGCGGAACGCTGAGGCTCTGATCGTGTAGTCGATCAATTAGAGTGGTGATGGCCTTGACTGTGTCATCATTACGCAGAGACTTATAAACTAAATTAGGGATACTAAATTCTCCAGCAGGAGTTTTTAATCCCTTTTTTCTATAGTCGCGCAGCAGTTTAACACTGGTTCTACAGGTTTGTAGATCACCGGTCTTCATGGCATGCTTTAATATCGTGTGCCAAATACTAACCCAATGTTCCAATTCTTCCTCATCGTACTGAGGTAAATCCGCACTGGGTTTATTGCGCCATGCATCATCTAACACACTGTACACACCTAGGCTAACAGCAGGATGACGATGATCCTCTACATACAACTCGACTGGTATACCGTGTATACTTAAATCATATTGTTGCTTGTATAACAAACGCTTGGTATCAAATAATTCATCTGCTTCTCTATCACATTCAATGTTGTCATAGTTGGCAATGATGTGTAGGTCAATGTCGCTTTTACCAGTGTAGTTGTAGTTAACATTACCGCCAGTGATGACAATGTCTGCTACATCTACAGGCACATCGATAAACTCTAGAAAGTCTTCGGCAATACGTAACAGTGCGCCACGTACTTCGCTGCGAAGGCGATCCTGGTCCCATATCTTGGGATTCAGTTCTTTGTGATATTCGATAGGAGGGGCAAATTCGTTGAAATTCATTACTAGGTATTTATACTTGGTAAATATCAATTGTATATGACAACAAAGAACTATCTAGGTCACCTTCTCGTAGCAAATCCCAACAACCCCATGGACGAATTCAGTAAGAGCATCGTCTTAGTGATCAGCCACTCTGACAAGTCGGCTGTGGGATTACAAATAAACAGAGTTATGGACAACATAACACTACAATCCGTGGCCTTGGGACTGGGGATAGAATTACCCAATCCTGATCCCCTGTACTATGGTGGCAATATGAGCCCAAATAAGATTCATGTTGTCCATTCATTAGATTGGCGCAGTTCAGGTACTGCAGACATCACCGAAGATGTTGGAGTAACCAATGACATCAGCATACTATCTGCCATCAGTCAAGGCGAAGGCCCTAAAAAATATAGAGCGGTTGCAGGACATCACATGTGGGAAGCCAAGGTCTTGGATGACATGTTGAATCCACGTAAGCGATCACAACAGTATAAGTGGGAAACCATCCCCGCTAACGATGCTAGAGTGTTCCTAGCAGAAGGATCTGAGCAGTGGCGAGAATTGCTCGACGACACTGCTCGTTATCAAGTCAGCACTTGGTTTTAATCTTTTTCCGGACTGATATTATCCAACATAGACCTGATCAGTGCAGGTTTACCTGTGGGTAATTTAGAAAAATCAAATCCAGATTTTACAGGTTTATCTTCGGTACTGGTAGTAACAACACTGGTGCGTTTTAGATTATTAACAATACTATTAGTGGTGCTAGGAGCAGATGATTGTTGGTTAAAACTGCTTTCACCCTCTTCGCCTAGGTCAGTGATACGTAGAGTATCCATGTTAAATTCTAGATCAACCTTTTGTCCTACACCCGAACTACTACGTGTCTTCATAAACTGAATTTGATAGCGTCCCCGTTCCTTCATAGCCCTAGAAGTAAAGATACCAATGACATTATCTGCCGTCATAATCTTACTCAACCCGCCTGAAATATGTGAGTGATCGAACTCAATTTCTTCAACAGCTGAACGATTTAACTGCGATGCTGTAACAGTAACACACTGAGTTTCCATGGCCAAATTTCGAATCTCTTCTGACACATATTTGTCTTTTACGAACAAATCGCTGGGCGATACCTTCACTGATAAAGGCATCATCAAATCCAGGTAATCTATTAATAAAACATCCGGTTTTGTGCCTTTTTTGACCTGATATTCCTTCAAATAGGCTCGAATATCGTTACAATTTTTTCCTGAAGGCATATACTTAACTTGCAGGTTTCCTGACTTTTTACCTAGCATTTTAACCTTTAATTCCACGTCATCAATGCTCTTGAAAATCTCGCGAGTGCTGATACCTGTGGTCATAGAATCCAGCCGCATACTGACTAAACCCTCTGAAAGTTCGAAAGTTAGGTATAGTACATTCAATCCCTGCAATGCCCAGTTAACACCGAGATTAGCCAGAAACAAACTCTTACCACCGCCAGAGCCAGCACAAAATATATTAAGTTCTCCTCGGTTAAACCCGCCATACAACTTCTTATCAATGCTAGGCCATCCTGTGCTAATTTGTCCATTTCCGTCCTTGAGTTTGCTTAATCGAGCCTTGGGGTCTTCAAAATAATCAGTGCCCATATCTTTATTTAAACTGATCTGAATAGCGTCTTTGATCAGTTTTTCCACCGGGCCATAATCGCCACTTTCCAGCAAATCACTGCTCTTAATGATAGCACGTTCCAGTCCTTTATGGCGACTAAAATTCTCAAACTCGTCCATTAGCCAATCATAGTTTTCCTTAGGCAATGTGATCTGTGCAAAATCACTGTGCGTGGCTGCGTTGACAATTTTAGCCTCGGGCATGACCTTGTAGTCGTCGACATACTTCTTAACAAATTCAGCAGAGTCCTGTAGTCTTTGATCGAAGTTTTCCGGATCAAAGATGTTGCTACATCTCATAAAGGTTTCGGCATCACTGAGAAACATCTCCATGTAGAGTTTCTGCATCTCATAATCATAATTGGGTTTATTACTCATTTAGTCCTTCTAATTTTTTCTTCAGTAGATTTATTTTTATCTCTCCCGATACCCTGTAATGCAAAATTGTGGTTAGCACATACAATCTACCATATCTCTTAACTGCGTCTGCTACATCCTTGATGTCATCTTCCCACGGCGGCAAACTGGCACTCCAACCGTTGGCAATAGCAGACTTCAGCATCTTGGCGCCCGGACGATCTCTGTCAGGCACTACAATAACTTCTCGACCTAGAGTATTCAATCTCAATATCTGTGTGTCGTTGGGCTCATTGTGCATGATGGCACATCCATCTATGGCAATGGCATCAAACTGGCCTTCTACAACAATCACATATTTTCTTTCTGCAGATTGTGCGTCTATGTTGAACACATATCCGGGCTGTGCATCTGTTAGGTATTTTGGTTTGCCGTCTTTGATTTTTCGCCCAGTATAACCCACAATCTTGCCATCGTGATAGAATGGAATGATTACCCTATCTCTATAACCTGCGGCAGCTGACCAGTGCCAGTTATACCATTCCCAGCCTACTTGTCTTTCACTGACCAAATATTCTATAACATCGAGCAGTTCAGGGTCTTGAACACCTTCGGCAATCCATGTGTCAATGGGTAAGCAATCCTCGGGCAGTGGGCGTTCTTCTAGAGTAAGACTCAATGGCTTTTTGAGCACAGGTTGATCATCTTTGATCTTGAGTGCTGCTAGGCTGAGTTTACCGATATCCGATTCACTCATGCCCATCCATTTAAACAATGATTTGGTATTCTTACTGAGCAATTTACCCGGCGACCAACCTGCTTTAAAATTGCAGTTGAAGCAATGATAACTGAAACCGCCTTCGGGGGTGTTCATAACGCCACCACGTTTGCGTGTATCCCTAGTGCTTCCATTGTGCTGACAGCATACCGCATCGAAACTAGTCCACCCGCTGGGAGTGGCTTTTCGTTTTGGAGGCAATAGTGCTAGAAGTGCTGTCTGAATGTCGTTCACTCTACAAGTTTAACTTCTGTAGAGTACTTTGTCAAATGTTCCGGCGTAAGCAGTGCTGAGATTATCGTAGTTCATTGGACCTTTGGCGGGTTGGTAAATGACACGAACAAAGGAGAAAACTCCATTAAAATTTAGGTAGTCAATTCCACTAAATCCATCATAGGTTAGAGTAGAAATGGTAACATAGCGGCCGCTACTTCCGGGGCTACTGAATAGAGTGCCTTGAACATATACAGTTCCTTTAAAATTGGTCATGTATAAGGCCACGGTGTGCAGGGCAGCACCAGTGCTGTGATATTCGGGGCTGGCATAAATGTTACCGCTATTCCACTGATATAATTGGATAGAATCGTTATAAGTCTGTTGGAAATCAGTTACACTTTGGCTAGGTTTTAGCACAGGGTAGATATCGTTGAGTACCTTAATCTTGCCAGCAACTCCATAATAGGTATTTGAGTAAGCAGGAACATAGCCGCCAAGAGTAGGATCTAGATATTTGACACTGAATTGGTATTCACTGACTTCTAGATCAATGGTGTCACTTTCGCTGAATACAACCTCACCTTCGCCACGTAGAGCTAGGGTAGTACCGTCATCTAATATATTAATAGGTTTCTCAAGGATTTGTCTTTGGTTAATAGCATCGAACATGGTAAACAGATAGGTACCAGTATTGCTAACAATGATTCGTTTTTGATCGCTGTTCTTAAATTGTATTCTTACTACGTTCTTAACGCCTTTCTGTATTTGTAGATCGCGCTGGTACATGACGTTATTAACTCCTCGAGTGGTTGGGTCCAAATCTAATATTATGTCGAGATTATTTTGGTATAAATAGACTGGTAAATTCTGCATATGTATATTTATAGATAAAGATGACAGTTCCCAATACCTTTCAAGAAAACTACCCTTTCGTCTCCTGTGTTAAATCGAATGATGTTGAATACGTGGGAATTGTTATAAATCTCGATAGCTTTGTAACCAGTATATATGATATAAGCGCCATTAAAACTGACGAGGAAAGAAAACTCTTTCTAGAAATGGGCGAAGTTTGGTGGTGGGAAAGCAATAGAAAAATACCTATCAATATTTTTCTAAAGAAGGAAATGCAGTTATTTAGATATGCTATTAAAACGTTCAATAGCAAGGATATAGAAGTGGTATTTGGACCTACTGTCAATTTAAGCGAAATTGCAGAGAAGCGTATTAAACGCAAATCAATACAACTGGTCAGATCCCCTAGGAGTAATCGTAGTTAATTTGTTCGCAAACAAGATTCAGTTGCACTACAATAACTGATGCATAGGAGATAGCATGGGACTTCTTAAAGAAATAGGCTTCGTCAGTCTTAATCCATATTTCATCTTTGATCGCTTGGAATCCTTCTTTCTCACATACTGGGATCAAATGTTTTTTACCGGGTCTGAGCAAGGCCAAGAACATAGCCAACTCAACAACTGATTGAGGTTGTAATCTCTTTATCAAATCGTGGTAGCCATTGATGTGGAATAATTGATCGCATATATCTTTTTCACCTAACAGAGCCCACAATGGTTCTGTGTTCAATAATTGAACTAGGTGCTCTTCATTTTTAACACCTGCATAAGCACTGACATTTAAGAAATCAATCTTAAAATATCCGCGTGCCTCGGCAGTTTTGTAGTCAATACTAGCACAACCTGTTAGTGGATTAATAGGAATAGGTTGGCAATAGACGCCGGTATTGTGCTTCTTTCCATCTCCAAGCGCAGCAGGGACATGTTTGATTACATCAAGGATCTGCTGTCTGTTCAGGAGGTCGACATCAATATCCGGCAATTCTAATTTCATCATACGAGGGTGCGTAGTTTCCACGGTGTTGTACAGTAATGCCAGCAGCCGCATTAGCAAATATAATAGACTTTTCTATGTCTTTTGTCAATAGGTATTGAGTGACCAGTGCCGCAAGGAATGTATCTCCGCACCCACAAACATCATTAACTTCAACAGGTTTAATTTCAAATAAAGTTTCACTTTCTGGAAGTTTAAGCATAGCGCCTCGGTCGCCTAGGGTAACAATTAAATTGCTAGGAAGGCTACGAGCGCTTTTATATTCCACTTCATTAATTTTAAAATAAACATGACTGGCACTGATATCGGCTAATTGAGTCTTCTTTGTATCAATAAACACAGGACATTTTGCTGCTTTAATAATGCCTTCAATGGCTTCGTAGGTTAGAAAACCTTTGTTGTAATCAGAGATAACAATGACATCAAAACTTTCAATAGGTTCCAACAACTCGCCGCTCCACGGTGTTATTGTAGACTCTACATCTACTCGAATCATATGCTGACCCGACCGCTTGTCGATATAACGTGTCTTAACAATTTCCTCAGCGTTATGAACAAAGTATGCGTTAATGCCTAAGTTTTTTAAATTAAGATCAACATTACTAGCCATACCCGGCACTGTTTGTGTTTCTACTAATTTAAACACAGGTACAGGTGCTTCAGGGCTCAATCTATCGATTGTTCCAATTTTATATTCGTCAATGCAGCTATCACCGATCAACAATACTTTACTCATTTCTGACTATCGCCTTTCATTACTCGATAGTTGTCTTCGACTGAATCGGGTGTTGATACTTCGATGATAGTACCTGCTTCTAGACAAATAACTTGGTGGGGCAACAAGGGTTCATTGCGCCATACATCGCCTACATTTAATTCATTTTCGTATTGGCTGGCGTTCTTTGTATCGATACAGATAACTTTGAACTTTCCACTCAATACATACCAAGTTTCATCTTTCTCGGCATGGAAGTGCATACTGAATCTAGCACCTTGATTAAACTCTAATAGTTTACCGCAATACTTGTCGTTGGTGGCCCAAATATTTTCACGGCCCCAGCCCTTGGTTACAAATCCTGATAATTGTGTCATTCTATTCCTACCTCTTCACATATTTCTTTTACTAGTGCTACATCTGCTGGTAGCTCTCTAAATCTCTTTAACCAATAAGGAACATCAAATGCCGGAGCAATCATATTCAACTGCTCATCGCTCATTGATTGTATCATCTTTTTACCAGTCGAGGTATTTAGAATAATCCAACAACTGATATGTCCATTCTTGATATCGTGTACAGCTTTGAACAAACTCACATACCTAAAGTAGTGTGCAAAATTTGCACCATGTTCATCTGCCCATTCCATCATGGTCTGTAGTGTGCGTTGTACTGCTGCCTCAACTGGTTCTGTCTTTACAGTTTCATACAAATACTGTTCGTATAGACTATCTCTACACCAATGGTCAAGTTTAGCACCGCTTTTGATCACCCAATCCACAAACTTATCAGGGTATAGAGCATTAGTATTATTGATGAAGCTGCCAAACTTAACAAAAGCGTTGTAATAACTGGTGTCGCAGAATTCTTCATAGGTCTTTGCTTTACTTCCTTGTGCAGTAGTCCAAAAACGATTGAAAGCCATAAATCCAGCCTGCACTCGTTTTTCGTTTTTCTGTAAAACTCTACGTTTTCGTTCACACATGTGTGCTACGAGCGTTTTCTCCTGCATAAAATTTTTATTACAGTGAACACATTTGAACGGCTGTGATACTAGTGCTATCATTTACGATTTTTCCAAACAATAGGATGTTCATTAGTAGGTGTGCAATTATTACATTTAACTTCGCAATTAGAGCACTTTTGTTCCTTCATTCCGAAACATAAAAATTTTATTGCATAGTATCCTGCTATTATAACTAAACTTAGAACAATGATATTTTCAATCATTCGTATTCTTTCCGTTGCTTTTTATCAAAACCCATTTGGTCAAACAATTCTTCTCGGTCAGATTTGTCCATCATACCGGCCCACAATTTGATATCTTCCATCTTCATAGCAGGATGTAATTCGCACAATAATTTTTCAATCTTGTTGGCTTTTTCTTTCTTACCTGCTGCTAGGTATGGATGGTAGCAACTTATACCTGCACCTGTGGCTGCGAATAATTTCCACAGCAATGCTTTATGATTCTTACTTAGGTCCCAATGATTTTTATTAACTAGATCGTTAGTTCTTTCTAAAAACCACTCTTGTATATCTCTATCGCCTTGCACATTTGATGTATAACGCATTAAAATATAAGGGCTGAATACCTTCTTTTCTTCGTCGGTAAGATTGTCATAGAAATCATAATTCCTATGATCAACTGCACTCAGTTCGCGTTTAATATCAAGTTTTGCTGCCATCTTCTTTACTTAGGTAATATATTATTTTAGCACGTTCTAATGCTTCTTGTAAAGAGGGATTATCCTTTGCTGCTCTTCTTATATCGCCCCAAAGTTTATCATCCATCATATGATCGTGTAATGGGCGACCGTCATGCGTTCGAGGATCATAGGTATGTCCTACTACCTCTCGGGTAGTAGGATCAGAACCAAATTCTCGCCGATATACAACTCCATTAGAGCTTTCGTATGTATAGGTAGCATTTGGTTTGAGTGAGCCCATGATTAATATAGATTAATTTGTTCCCAAGGCAAATCAGATTTGCCAAAGTGTCCATAGTTAGTTGTACCACTATAGATAGGGCGGAACAAATTGAAACGATCAATGATGCCCTTGGGAGTAAGATCAACATTGTCTTGAATCCATTGTGTCATGTAGCGACTATCGCCATCACTTTCAACGTAGAAACTCATAGGTTGTGCCAACCCAATGGCATAGCTGATCTGTACAGTTGCCCAACTTGCACGACCACTGGCTACAATGTTCTTGGCAAGATAGCGCATCATGTATGCAGCACTACGATCTACTTTAGTAGGATCTTTTCCTGAGAAGGCACCGCCACCATGCGGGCTATAGCCGCCGTAAGTGTCAACAATAATTTTTCTGCCAGTAAGGCCAGTATCACCATCAGGCCCGCCAATAACAAATCGGCCGGTAGGATTAATAAAAAACTCAGTACGTTCATCTATATACTCTTTAGGTAATGCGCTTCTAACGATTAGTTCTACTCTTTCTCTAACAGTTTCGATAGTCATATCTTCACTGTGTTGAGTAGAACACACAACCTTGGCAATTCGAGTAGGACGACTATTTTCATCATACTCAAATGTAACCTGCGACTTGGCATCAGGGCCTAACCAATGTTGGCTCCACTCTTTTCTTGCCTTGGCTAGAGCTTTGACAATTTGGTGGCTCCAATAGATTGCGCTGGGCATCAAACTTTCAGTTTCATTGCAGGCATAGCCGAACATAAGGCCTTGATCACCTGCGCCAAAGTTGTCTGTGCCTAGTGCAATATCTGCACTTTGGCCATGTAACAAATTGGTAATTTCAACTGTACGCCAATCAAATCCTTCCTGCTCGTAGCCGATGTCTTTGATAGTTTTACGAATAGTAGCTTCGACTTCTTCGTTATGTAAAACACCTTTGTACTCGCCTGCAACTACTACACGATTAGTAGTGACCAAGGTTTCGCAAGCACATCTTAATGCGGAATTTTCTTCACGCATTACTAAATCTAAAATTCCATCACTGATAGCATCTGCTACCTTGTCAGGATGACCTTCACTAACACTTTCACTTGTAAATAGATAACTCATTTTCTTCCTTTTAATTTTATTACCAACATTTAGTATAATCTACAATTTCACTTTGACGGCTAACTTCTTTAACAAAATACGCACAAGACGGTTTAGTACCTGAATGTAACGGTGTACAAAGAAGTTGTCCGGGACGCATTTTAGGGAAATACCATTTGACGTCTTGATATACATCTAAGATATCAATCTCTAAAAATTCCGGACGGAATCCACTTAATGGATTGAAACAGAACGTTTTAAATCCTCGATCATTTAGACTGGTGAGCGGCAATACTTCCATATCAGGTCCTTCGGGATCTCCTACAATGGTGCACCAGTCTAATGGCATAGTAAGTTCATGTGGGCCAATTTTTAAGACTGCTGCAGGCCCTGTAAAACTTTCTAAAAAGATTAGGGGGATAAAAAAATGATCAGGATTAGAATTGTCGCTATTGTCTAGTACAGCAAATCGCAAGTCCTCATCAATTTCGTCGGGTAAGTCATTAAGATAAAAAATCTTGTCTTCAAGGGTTAGAATTTGCATTTTTAATATTTTGTTTTTTGAATCGTAAAGGGGTATTTGGCATCTTTGTAGAACTTCTTACGTTCTGTTAGATGCCGTTTAGCATATTTTGAAGCAGCAGTTAGGTCCCAGATTTCGACGTGGTCTTTGTCGTCGGCTTTCCGAATACCTCGGCCAATTGATTGTATAACGCGAACAAAGCTCTTTCCGGGCTCCACCAGAACCAGA